CATCTAGAGCAAATAGCATTGCTTCTTTGCCATTTAATTGGCACTTAGAACGCTGTTTTGGCGGTGCAAATCTATATTTGTACTTCCTTCCCAATCTAAATTATCCAATGGAAGCATGGGGTTTATTTAGGCTTGATGAAGTTGCATTGAACCAAGACTTATCTCTTACTTTAGATAGATTTTATATAAATTATTTAAAGTTTGCCCTAGCTGAGCGTCTTTGCATTGAGTTTAACTTTGTTATTCCCACTGGCGTGGATATGCAGCTGAAGAAATACGAAGCAATGATTCAATCTAGATCTGCACAGCTAGACTTAACAATGCAAAAGATGTCTACATTGACCAATGGCTCTACACTGAATTACGGAACAGTAAATCTTGGTTTCGGCTGGACTACTGGCTAATTAACATACAAGGAAAGTTATGGCTGATGAATTTTTGAGGCAAAATTTTAGGATAACTCCTAATTCTCAGCAAGCCCCAATTCAGATAGCAGGTTCAAGCACTTTTGGTCGATACCAAAAGATTGGCTCCGGACTTACTTATAATATGTTTCTATCTGAAGGATGGTTGATAAATTTTGCTGGCTATAAAAAATTCATTGAATTAAATAGCTTTGTTAGCAGTTGTCGTGGATTATTTAAATCTGTACGTGGTAATTTCATGTTAGCAGTTGCCGGTTCTCTGGTTTATAGAATAGAAAGTTCATATTCAGTAACGCAATTATCTGGCTCATTAGAGACATCATCTGGTGAAGTTTTCATGGACGAAAATCTAAACGGTCAAATATGTATCGTTGATGGTCTTAATGCTTATATCTACAATTACACAACTTTTTCAGCAGTAACCAAGCAAACTGGCGGCCCGCTTGGAACATCTTTGGTGCCAAATTATGTCTCTTTCCATAATACTTTCTTTTTGCTTGGGAATGCTAGTAGTACAAGCAATGGCGCAAGATGGTATGTTTATAAATATGCCACCGCTACCACAATTACTGAGCAAACTGATTTGGCTTTGTCTACCAAGCCTGATTCTGCTATTGCAGTTCGCAGATTGCCAGGTCAAGCCAATAACGTATTAGTATTTGGCAAAACAGTTTGTGAAATCTGGACCGCTGTTGGTGGTTTGCAAAATTATCGCCGAAATTCTTCTGTAAACATTGATTATGGCTGTATATCTGTATCAACAATATCATCTAGTGACCAATATACTGCATGGTTGGCTGTGAATGAAGATAATAAGCCGGCAATTATGGTATTTTCGGGTGAAGGTATTCAGCGTATTTCTACTGATGGCATAGATTATTTACTAAGTTCAATTCAAGAGCCTGAAAAATCCACAGCTTTATTCTTTAGACAAGATGGTCATTTATTCTATCAATTAACATTTTATGGCACTAAAGATGAAATAACTATTGTTTATGACTTTAATACACAGCGTTTCTTTAATTTAAGCGATTATAACAGTGATTATCATCCAGCCAGAGATATGGTTTATTTTAATAATAGATTATTTTTTGCCTCATTAAAGAACGGATGCATTTATGAAACCAGCACCGATATTACTGTTTATAATGAAAACTTAATATCTAATTCAAATGCTTGGGACAGTGCATTAATTCATGTCATTCCAAGAACTAGAATCTGTGAAAGCATTAGAAGGCCTGATTCCAGCAGATTTATTGCTAACTCATTTGTATTCACTATGGCTCAGGGTGACGATCCAAATGTCACTGGATTATCATTAAATTATTCATTTGAAGATACAATGATAACTGAGCTTGATGTTAAAATGATAACCGAAAACGGCCAAGAGATGATAACTGAAGATTCATTGCCAAATACTGGCACTATAGGCAATCCAATGAATTTAACTTATCAGCCTCGTATAGATATGAGCATATCTAAGGATAGCGGAATCACCTGGAGTAACTACGTTAGCAGAGGATTGAATCCAGTTGGCCAACGACAAAACATCATTACTTATAACAATCTTGGAAGGTCGAATGACTTGACAATTAAATTAAGATTTTGGGGATTATCTAGTTTTGTTGTTACTGATGGCATCGTGGAGGTCTATTAATGGATTTGCCAACCTATTTGGATATCAATGATACTGATTCTCAGAGATTATATCAGCAAGAATTAAGTCAGACATTGATTAATGGATTGAGCAATAATGGCTGGACCGTTCCACAATTGACTGATGCTCAATTAAGAACTGATGTAGTTTTAGATCCAAATACAGGCGCCAATAGTACTTTAAAAGATATTATGCCAGATGGAACAATATGGTTTATAACAGATGCTACACCTCCATGTTATGTAGGCAAGATTAGTGGCTCATTGGTTAAATTTACAACAACAGTATATCCTTAAGAGATAGGAGAGAGAGAATATGTGGGGACCATTAATCGGCGCAGGCTTAAATCTAGGAAGCACTCTTTTAGGAAACATGTTTTCTAATAGAAACGCTAAAAAAGAAATGGACTACCTAAATCAGGTTAGAGGCGTTGGTGAACAATATCTTAAACCATTTATTGGCAGAGGCGAAGCCGCTCAAGACCAAGCTTCTCAGGCTTACCAACAAATGCTGCAAAACCCAACTACTTTTGTAGATCAGATTATGTCTTCTTATAAGCCTTCTCAAGGTTATCAATTCAGAGAAAAAAGCGCATTAGATGCTGCAAGAAATGCTGCTGCAGCTGGTGGATTCTCTGGAACAGGTTATGACCAAAGAGAGCAAGCTGGCCTTGTTAGCGGCCTGTTAGGTCAAGATATGCAGCAATATCTGCAAAATATTCTTGGAGTTCAAGGCACTGGCTTATCAGGCCAACAACATGTCGCAAACCAAGGATTCAATGCCAGCAATAGCTTAGCTGATTATATTGGGACTTCATTAGGCAACCAAGCTATGTTAAAGCAAGCGCAAAACAGACAATCGGCTGCAAATCTTGGTGGATTATTGGGAGCTGCTGGTCAATTTGCTGGCGCTGGCGCTAATATTTTAGGCTCTGGTCAATTTGGCGGCCCAGCTGGAGCTCTTTCCAAGATATTTGGAGGATTTAAGTAATGCCATTAAGCACTCTTGGTTTTAACATTAATCCAGTTGAAACTGGATATGGTGATTTATTAAAACAATTTATGAGCGGTTATAATGCTCACCTTGTTCCTCAGGCGGCAGAAGCTGAAGTCAGACGCGCTCAGTTAGAGAACGCCCTTAAAGAACAACAAGTAAAATATGCTGCTCCAACAGCAGAAGCCAATATTGCCAATCTTCAAAGACAAGCTCAATTTGGTGGCTACACCGGTCCAGCTCAAGAAGCATTAAGCATTGAAATGCTAAGACGCCAGTATGGAGATGAAAGTCCAGTTTATCAGAATGCCGTAAATGCTTATCGATTATCTCAAGAAAATACACGCAGCAATATTGGCGCTCGTGAAGCATTAAATACTTATCGTGGATGGAACTCATTAAATCAAGCTGCTAAAGAGAATACTTTAGCCACCGGAAGAGGAATTGCTCCTGAATTCACGGATAGACAATTAGCTGATTTTTATGCACAAGGCGGTACCCATGAAGAACTTGGGAGAATGGTTGGCAAAAGCCCAGAAGATGTGGCAAAAGCTGAAAAAGTTTTTGGTGCTACTAATGCGACCATTTCAGCCTTACAGCAAGGCGAAAGCGCTTTAGCTGAAGAAAAAGTGATGGGTGATTTCATTTCTAAAGCTATTGAACCTTATGGCACATCTTTCTTTGGTTATTCTCCAATTCAAATTGCTGACGCATTTAAAAGCAGCCCTAAAGATATCGATAAACAAGCTAAGTTTTTGGCTGCTAGAGCTCTTGCTGCTGAGCAAACAGCTATTCGTGCAAGACTTGCTGGCTCCAGTACCGCATCAGAAGCATTGAAAGATTTGAAAGCTGCATCATTAAATGAGTTTAAAATATTTAGACCATTAGTCTCTCCAGCTGTATATGCTAAAACGCAAAAATACATCGATGAAGAGCTAGGTAAAGCTGCCCAGGCCAGATTTACAGTTATGAGAGGAAAGAGCGTTGGTGAGGCTATAAGCAAGGCTGAAGGCCGTCCAATGGCTTCTTCTGAAATGATAACTATTAGAAATCCACAAACTGGTGAAACATTAACGATTTCTCGTGAAGAATTTGAAAGGTCTAAACGTAAATGAAAAAAGATTATACCGGATGGGAAGTAGTTGATAATACTGGACCAGATTATAGTGGCTGGGAGATAGTTGATGAAACTGGGCAGCCAGGCTCTCCAGTTCCTCCTCAAGAAGATAGGTATGCTAATTCACCAACCTGGATTCAAGCTTTAAATCGTTTTAATCAAGCGCCATTAACGCAAGGATTTAGAACAGGCATTGAAAGGACCGCCCAAGGATTATTGCAGCCATTATATGAAAGCGGATTGCTTGGTGAAGGCATGAAGCAAAGTCTACGAGATTTAGCCAGAGAGCGAGAAGAAAGATATGCGCAGGCTTCTGAGCAAGCGCCATTTACGGCTGGAGCAGGAAATATATTAGGAGCTATTAGTTCATCATTGCCAACTGCTATAGTTGGTGGTGGCGTTGCTAGCGGAGCTCTTCCTTATGTAGGAAGAATTGGCGCCGGAGCTCTAGGTGCAGCTACTGAAGGTGGATTGTTCGGTGCTTCGCAATATGTCAATGAAGATGAATCTCGGATACAAAATGCAATAAATGATGCTTTATTATCTGGCGGATTACATGGCGCTCTAGGGATAGCTGGCAAAGGGCTTAAAAGTGCTGCTAATAAATTTTACCCATCTGCTGAATATATTGCAGAAAACTATGCTAAAAACATTCCAGCTGAAGAGCTTATTGCTGCAGAAAGAGCAGCCAGAGGAACTTATACTCCTATAGGGGATGTATTGCGTTCTGGCGAGCTTAAAAAGCAATTTGAAAATAAGATAGCTCCAGGTATTGGTTCTAATGTTAGTGAAAAACTTGGAGCTCTAGAGAAGCAGATTGGAGAGAAGACAACTGATTTGTTTGATAGAATTGGCGGCAAGAATGTTGGCGCTGATACCAATAGGCTGACCAAGAAGCTTATCGAAGATGCTTATAGCAAACAAAACAAGCTTAAGAATGAACTTTATAAGGATGTGTCTAAGATTTCTTCTGAAGAAGGATTTAATTTAGATTTAAATAAATTCTTAAATGTTGCTAGAGACTCTAAGGATTTATTAGCTGAAAGCTTATTGGCAAAAGCAGATCCACAATTTAAAAAGATTTTAACCAAAATGAATGCTTTAGAAGCTGGCGCTTTATCGACTACCGATATCTCTATTAAAGATGCTCAAATATTAGCCAATAAATTAAATAATCAAGCTCGTTCTCACTTAAATTCTCCATTGCCTGGAGATAGATACACAAGCGGCCTTTATAATAAGTTAAGCAATGCTATTAAAGAAGACATCAAAGACGAGGTTAGCTCTAGAGGCTCTGACAAGCTTAAGAATGCTTTAAATACTGCAAATGAAAACTATAAGAAAAATTATGCAGGCTTCCTAGACAAAGATATATATAAATATACCTTAGAAGGCAAAGATGCTGAATCTATTGTTAGAGATATCATTAGACCAAGTAAGGCGCATGACAAGGCTCTAAGAATTAAGAAAGTTCAGCAATTATTACCAGAAGAAGAAAAGAATATTCTCGGCTATACTTTGCTGCAAGGAGCCGCGGATAAAGAAGGCAAGCTAGACCCAAGAAAGATTAATTCTATACTAAATAGCCTTGGAAGCCGTCAGTTTAAAGCTTTATTTCCAGATGAAGGTTTGCGTAACGAACTTAAAGACTTTCAAAAACTTTTATCAATGAATTCTGAAGCTCTAAATCGGATGTATAATCCTAAGACTGGTGGTAGACTACAATCTGATGCTAGCTCTATTAAAAATATTGGTAAATCAGCTCTTGCTGGTTCATTAGCTGGAACTCCTGCAGCCATTGCTACACTAGGCGGGACAGCTTTAAGAAACAAGCTTTTAAGTGATAGATTTACGAGCGAAGCATTTAGGGAAGCGGTAGTTGAGAAAGCTCTTAAAGGGTCTAAGGCTTCGAAGGATATCAAATCTCCTGGAAATATTTATAAAGCATTGATTGCATCATTAGGTACTCCAGAAAAATCGGATAAGGGAGAAAAATAATGGCAGGAACAACTGGATTAGATGAACGTTTTATATCCACCAATGCTTTAGAGCAATATTTTGTTGATAAAGATACTGGCGAGGCTCTTGCTAATGGCTCGGTAGAGTTTTGGACTGATGATTCTAGAACCACTCCTAAATTGGTGTATCAATTAACTGGTGATCCAAGTAATGTTGGCGGATATAGTTATG